ACTTACTGCCATTCTCACTTTCAATAATGTACTTTTTCTTCCTTGATGTAGAACTATACGAATGCAGTTTGATTTTTCCTAACTGATGATGGTTGTACACCTTCTCAAGGTCTAGGTTTTCTTGCTTTGCACAAAGTTCTAAAAATTTTTCTTCCTTGGACTTTTGACCATTGACCAAGAACTGAACTCTAAATGAACCATCGGTAACCTCTTCTCTTGAACCACCAAATGAAATAGTCTTCATTTGAAAGTTCGCTTTATACCTTGTGTTCATTGTTTTAAAGAACTCGTTAAAGTCTTTTCTCATTTCGTCTAAATGTATATCTTTCATTGTAACTCCTATATAATAATTAATAATACCATAGTATACCATCAATATTAGTTTTTTTGCAAGTATATTCGAAACACTTTATATATATACTGCTCAAATATATTTTAGTGTTGTAAAATCAAAAAATGGACGAAAAAAAGTGTAAAAGTGTAACGAACTAAAATAATATAGTTAAAAAGACCAGAAATACAGTACTTACAGAAGATATAACTCGTTACACTACTCGTTACACTTGCTATGTTTTCGTTGCACAAAAAGTGTAACGAACTAGACATTCTGACCGATTGCAATTTTTGATTTTTAAAAAACTATTTTCTTTTTTTGATTCGCCTAGTATATATAGGAGTATGACTAGTAAAAATAAGATTGAAAAAATAGAAGAAGACTTTGGTCGTAAACTCACTAACAGACAAAAAGAATTTGCTAAATACTTTGTAGAAGGAATTTATAGTAATGCAGAATGTGTTCGCAAAGCAGGATATTCTGATAAGAATGGTATTGCTAGAATACAAGCAAACAAATTGTTAAATCCTAAAATGTTTCCTCACATTACTGAATATATAAATGAACTTCGTGAAGAGAGAGAAAAAAAATATGGTGTTACTTTAATTGGACAGTTAAAAAGATTTAAAGAATTAGGAGAAAGAGCAGAAGAGGAAGGTCAATATACTGCAAGTATCAATGCAGAAAAAATTAGAAGCTCCCTAGGTGGATTGACTATTGATAGAAGAGAAACAAATCACTATCACGCAATCGATGGAATGAGCAGAGAAGAAATTGAAAATAGATTAAATGAATTAAGAAGTAAACACCCACAAGCATTTATAGATGCAGAGGTAATAGATGACGCAAAAACCAGAAGGTCTTCTGTGGAACAGAGTAAGAAAAAATCTACCAAGCAGTTGGCACATAACAAGAATTGAAAATCGTTTAGGTGGTGGCATTCCCGATGTGCATATCTGTGCAGATCATTTGCCGTTTTGGATAGAACTAAAAGTAACAAAAACTAACAGAGTTTCTATATCTGCTCAACAAATTGCTTGGAATTACGGGTATTTTAAATCGGGGGGTGTAAGTTTTTACTTGGTCAACCCCCTCTCGACCTCGCACCTATATTTATTTTCGGGGGAATATGGTCGGGAGTTGGCGACCAAAGGACTCGGGTCGGTGGACATCGGGTCGGGGTCGGGGATACCTTGCCTATATTTCGGGGACAACTTTTCGGGACTAATAGACTCAATGATAGAATACACATCAAATCGGGTCGGGATTTTTAATCCAATATTCGGGGTCGGGGGTCGGGATAATGATTTAGTAAAAAACCCAGACTAAATTATAAAATTAGGAGTCAAAGGAAATTTAATCTGGGTTGAGTCCAGGAGTTGAAGCTCCTGGAATCTGTGTTGTCGGATTCCTTAGTGTCTAAAGAATCCGATAATTTTTTTTCTAGTATTAAAAGAACACAATTTGCATTGTTTACAAGTGAGTCCTTTAGTTTGATTCAAGCACATCTGGACGGGTCGTCCTTGTGGGGTCGCCGTTGTGTGTTCGTCAACTACCACGGCAACGGGGAGTCCGTGCTTTGCTAATTCGTCGGCGTGTTCTAAATCATTCGCCGATAAATTCATAGTGAATCCGTTTTCGTTAGCTTTTTTAATAATCTCAATATTTTTATAATCAATTTTACCATTTTTAAAATCTGGATGCTTTCGACTATGTTTGTGAGTAAAGCATATGACTCGGCGCCCATTATTTGCTTTTACTAACTGATTTAATTTTTTTTCGTCAATGGACTCGTTGTCGTCGCCGTCGTTGGGCAAGTCTCCTATTTGATTATGACGCCATATATCCACAGACTTAGGAAAGTTTTTAATTGCTTTCATAGTATCATTCCAACTATTAGAAAATTTCTTTTTCCATCGCTTATTAAATCCCGTTTCTGTTTCGCCCCATACTATAGAAGCGTGATATTTTTCGCCGTAACAATCGCCGTTTTTCATAGGGCAAGAGTCTGGACACGATTTCCTTTCGGTTGTCGTGGTCGGCATTTTACCGAGCTTCTTATTTTTACTGTTTAAAGTGATTCTAATTTTCATTATCAGACTCCCTATAAAACATTTTATGACTATCAAAAAAATCTTCTAAGATTCTTAAGTCTGTGTAATTCCATCCTTTATGTAATTTATGAGTCGGTATGTCTTCGGGATGATAAAACGCATTTTCTAAATTATTATGATATTTACAATTTTTAAATTTTTTATCTTTTATGATATCGTGAGCAGACTCAGAATATGAATCGCTTTCGTCGTCAATCCAATTTGCTCTTAATCTCTCGAATGCTTCTCTTACTTCTATATATTTTTTATTCATAATGACTCCTTATCATTGTTAAAATAACATTTTACCATAAAATCCCATATGTACAAAATTATTTTTAACATATTTACAAAATTATTTTTAATCGGGTCGGGGTCGGGTCGGGATTATTTCGGGGTCGGGTTCGGGGTTCGGGGTTTAGTTTATAATAGTAAAGTAAATATAATATAAATGAATAGATAATAAAAAAATAATATTGTTGCCGCTAAAATAAAAAAAGCCCCAGAATTGATTTCTGGGGCTTAGTAATTGAAAAAATCTAAACGTTTGAGTCTTTAAATTTTTTAAGATCTTTTCTTAAATTTTCTAACATAGAGTGTAGATTGTACTCCATATCGTGTAAGTCATCTTTAATAGTTTCTGCCATATCCTCTAAGTAATATAATTCATTAGTATCAATTTTGCTTTCTCTTGATTCTACTAACGAGTCGCCTAAATTATCTAATGCATTAGCAATATTGCCGTTTGCTTTTTCTAGGCAATCAATAGCAATACTTATATATCTAATAATCTCTTTTTTATGATTAATTTTTTTATCTAAATTATTTTCTACTTCTAACATTGTGACTCCTTTTTTATTGTTGTACATAATGGTATTTTATAGTAAAATATATTTTTAATCAAATAAAAAAGGAGTCATTATGAATATAAGAGAATTAAAAAAAGACGATATAATTTTATCTAAACAGTTAGGAGTCCCTATTAAGGGTAAACTTCTAGAGTCACCATTACAAGGAAGAGGAGTCAAAAATGTAATTCTTATTTTTGCTTATGGTGAAGACATAGGAATGTTTAACGAACACGGGTCGATTCCTATTACTGATATATTAAAAGTAAAAAGAAATAATCAATGGCATAATGTGGAGCTTCAAAAATAAAATTGATATTTTTTAAATAAAAAATTTCTAACTTTCTACGGACCCGGCCCCTAACGGCGCCGGGTTTTTTTTGCGCCGGGCGCTAGATCGGGTCGGGCCGCTTCGGGTCGGGATAATCGGGTCGGGGTTCGGGAGCTTATTATCAATGATAATAAAAAGACTATTTAATAATAATGTAATAATAAAATAAAATCTTGCCGCCAGGAAATTATTTCCTGGCTTCGAGTCCTTATCTCTTTTTTGTTCATAAAATTATTATGGTAAATAATGGTATTAAATGTTTACTTTTAATCAAAAATGTAGTACAACTTATATAAGTTGATTCGATAATTATAAATAGAAAGGATAAAGAAAATGTATAATAGAAAATTAACTAACATAGCAAAAAGTCTTATTCAAACTGAGTTGAGATATTATGAATTAAGAAACAATCCTATAGTTAAGGAATTTATTCAGATATCTACTTTAAGAGATGGACAAAGAAAAAACACTAAAAAGTTTATGGAGCAAAATAAAATTTTTAGTTATTCAATGCATAGAAATATGGTTGATTTAAGTTTAACTTTTCAAAATGGTTATCCTATTCCAGACCATTTTAAATTAAAGGTAGACTATAAGAAAGGAGTCAAGTAAATGAATAACATTAATTTAAATGCCGAGCGATTCTCCCAAGAGGAGAGTCGCTCAATGGATAATATACATCAAGAGGTATATAACTTTGAGAAACTAAGAAACTTATATTTAGATAATAGACATAGTTATAAAAATTCTGGAGCTTTTGAAAATTTATTGCGAGGAGCAAACAAACAGGAAACTTATGTTAATTATTTAATTGCGATTCATTGTAAGACATTCAATGAACCAACATTTACAATTGATGATGTTATGTATTCAGAGTCTTATCAAAATGTTTTTTTTAGAGGGAGATAAATAAAATGGATATATTATTTAGAGAAAGTAATACAAGAAAAGAAAAAAGACAGAAAAGGAAAAAAATATTCTTTACTGTTGTAGGATATGCAACGGCGATTCTTTTAGGAGTCGTCGCTTGGGACTTGTTCTATTTTGCTAGTACTCTAGAAATATTTATAGGAGTCTTAGTATATGGAATCAGTTTTATATTTG